AGATCGCGATCGACGTGCACGACCGGCAGCGCGGCGTGGCCCGCCCGACGAATGGAGAAGCCGCATGACCGGGACGCTCGACGTGCGCACCGCAATCCCTCTCGCGCAATACCGCGAGTTGCACGTCATCGCGCAGCAGTGCAATACGACCGTCGGCGCGGTGGTGGCGGAGATCGTCAACCAGCGCATCGGACCAACCACCGCCACCCCCGCGGCACCGATGCAGGCCGCCGACAGGAAGCCGCGCCGCAACCCCACCGCCGACGACATGAACAACCTGGTGCGCATGTGGGAGCGGGGAATGATCGACGCCGCTATCGCCCACGAACTCGGGATGTCCCGAACGTGGGTTGCCCAGAAACGCCAGAACTTAGGGCTGAAAGCCCACAACCCGAGAACGAGGAAATCAGCATGAGCTCCCCTATCCCCTCCCCGGAGGAGCAGAACATGATCGACGGGTTCGGCATCGACCGCCCGACACCGAAGACCGAGGCGGAGATTCGCGACTGGATGGGTGAACTCGTCGCCGAGCTCGACGCCCACGGCGACATCCCGTCGATGGCGATCGCGCTGAATGCGGCGATCAGCACCCTCCGGTGGGTCCTCGGCGAGGACCCGAAATGACCCGGCCGGTGCAAGACGAACAGGAGACTCCGCCGCACGAGTGCGCACGCTGCCGCACCCCGTACGGCATCAGTCAGATTCCGTGCCCGAACGCGACCGCCCGCCGCATGGTGCTCGGCGCTGCTCTCGCCGCGGCCGACCGCATCACCCACCGAGGAAGGATCACCCGATGAGCGACGACATGTTCCTCCGCGACGCCGTCATGAAACTCGCGAGACCGCACACCACCCGAGTGTTGCAAGCCAACGACGCGGGGATCTCCTGCATCTCGGAGGTAGAGCATGAACCGCTCCTCACCCAGCTGCGGGCAGCGGTCGCCGGCGGCACATCACCCCGGGCCGGTGTCGTCGCCGCGGACGGGAAGATCCCCCTCAACCCGGCAGCGTCGGAACTGTTCACGACCATCGCGAAGCAGATCAACGCCTGGTACATCGCCCTCCCCAACCGTCGGGAGGACCGGTACATCCAGGATCGCCTCATCGACTGGTACACGGATTACGAGAACCGGCGCCGCGCCGGGCAAATCTCTGACGTCGTCGATCATGACGTGACTCGCCTGCTCGAGAAGTGGGAGCACCAGATCACATCCATGTTCGACCCGCCGTCATCGTTCGAACTGACCCGCCCATGCCCGGAGTGTGGGGAGCGGTGGGCGTTCGACCCGAAGAACGGCGACCGCATCGGCGCCCTCCTCGTCGAGTACCGGACGTCGGGGGCATCAATCTTCGACTCCGCGACCGTCCACTGCCGCGCCTGCGACCACCTGTGGAAAGGCTCTCACGGGTCGCGGGAGGTGTCGTGGGCGATCGACCACGAAACCGGAGTGGTCGCATGAACGCCGGCAGCATGCGCACCCACCTGACCGAGCAGGACGCCTACTGGCGCGACCACTCGCGAGACACGGCCAACCCGACCTGGGATGACCTCACCCCTGAAGAACAACTCATCGAAGACGAAGGCCGATACCTGATCGAAAACGGCGACATTGCCTTCTATGTCGAAGACGAAGCCTGATGAGCATCACCTACCAGCACGCCAACCAAATCACTCGAAATGAAGGATGACCCGATGGAACAGATCTCCAAGAAGCTCATGAACTGGGCTTCGATACTCGAGCCGAACACCCGCGATCAAGCGGTTCTCACCAGCACGATGCCGTTCATCTACCCGCACCTCGCGCTCATGCCCGACGCCCACCTTGGGAAGGGTGCCACGGTCGGCAGCGTCATCCCAACGCTCGGCGCGATCATCCCGGCTGCCGTCGGAGTCGACATCGGCTGCGGCATGATCGCCCTGCGCACACAATTCCACGAGAGCGATCTCGAAGGCCTGGACCGCTCAGCCCTCCGAGAGGCGATTGAGCGCGTCATCCCGATGTCAGCAGGCAAATACCGCGACGCGCTCTCCGAGTCCGCCGTGCGCAGGGTGGGCGACCTTGAGATGCTGGCCGAGCAGTACGGCTTCAGCCCCGACACCTACGCCAAGAACTGGCGGCAGCAACTCGGCACGCTCGGATCCGGCAATCACTTCGTCGAGGTATCCCTGGATGAGGAGAACCGCGTCTGGCTGTTCCTCCACTCTGGCTCACGGGGCATCGGGAACAAGATCGCCCAGCACCATACCGGCAGCGCACAGACCTACGCGACGAAGAACTGGATCACGCTGCCAGACCCCGATCTCGCATACCTGGTCGAGGGCACCCCCGAGTTCGAGCGGTACCTCTTCGAGCTTCAGTGGGCGCAGGAGTTCGCGCTGCAGAACCGTGAAGAGATGATGGACCAACTCGCGGAGCAGTTCGGAATCTGGATCGGCGTTGGCGAAACACTGGCCGTCGACGAGCGGGTGAACTGCCACCACAACTACACGATGCGCGAGAACCACTTCGGCAAGGACGTGTGGCTGTCCCGCAAGGGCGCGATCAACGCCGCCGAAGGAGTGCCCGGCATCGTCCCCGGATCGATGGGAACCCGCTCCTACATTGTCGAGGGAAAGGGCAACCGACTGTCGCTGAACTCGTCACCGCACGGCGCCGGGCGCGAGTACAGCCGCTCCGCCGCACGGAAGACGTTCACCCACGAGCAGCTCGAGGCGGCGATGGTGGGCATCGAATACCGGCACACGGACGCGTTCATCGACGAGATCCCCGCCGCGTACAAGGACATCGATGTGGTGATGGAAGACGCGAAGGATCTCGTCACCATCAAGCACACCCTCCGCCAGATCATCAACTGCAAGGGCGACTGATGCCGCAACAAGCCGCCGAACCCGGCGCCGACGGCTGGATCACCTTTGGCCCGTTCGGGGTCGATCCCGAGTCCGGCTTCCCTGGCGTGACGATCCGCCGGAGGCCAAACGCAACCGATTCGAAGGAGTCCTGATGTCTACCCCTGACCCCGAAGCACCGAAACTCGACCCGCTGCCCTTCAAGGACGATGAGGACACGAGTGGGTGGCATGACTTGCAACGCTCGCCCGTTAGATGGCACTCCGGCAACACCTTCGCGCCCCGCCCCGAGTACAGCCAGCGACGAGAGGACTACCCGAATGCCTGACCCCGAAGAAACCGAACGGGAAGCTCAGAATCAAGCTGAGGCACAGCTCGAACCGCACCTGTTACGGGTGGCTCGACAAACCAACTACGGCTCCGAAGAAATATCGGTGGTTCACTACTGGGAAGCCGTCAAGCTCCTTACCACTGCTCTCGCTGCCCGTCGCCTGTCCGAGTCCGAGCCACGCCGCCAGCCATTTCCAGCGGGCGGACCACACGAATTCGTCCACAACTGGCTGGAGGAAGACGCCAAAGGATTCGTGATCCCCAACACCGAATGGGGACGAGAGCTTCTCAACTCCCTACAGGTGATTCTCTACTGCTCCCCCGAGGAGGTCATCCAGTGACCGACAACGAACACACCCCCACAATGGACGCCATTCGCGAACGTTACAGCGGGAATCTGGTATGGCTTGTGGAGCGCTTCGACCGTGCTCTGGCTGCTCATGATGCCGAGATACGCCGCGACCAAGCCGAGAAAGACGCGGGGATTGTTCGCGACTGGGGAGACCGCCACGAGGGTGTCGTCGGAACCTACTCGGCCCGACTTATCGAAGATCGCATCCGCGCCCAGTTCCCGAGTCCCACCCCTTCACCCGAGACGGAACAGGAGAACACACGATGAGGGCGAACAGCTTGTCACCGGTCTCGGGAGATGCCGTGCCGAAGCCGCTGGCTATGTCGGAGCAGCTGAATGGGCGCGAATGCTCCGGTGACCACCAGCGCCCCGCCAACGACCATCAGCGCGAACGCCATCGGGTCACCGTTGATGATCATCCCGGCGAACCCGAAACCGCCCACCGCAAGGCCAGCCAGGTATTGCAGGAACACGACGTATGTGGTGACGGGTGGGATCATCCGCGCCACGGTAACCCCCAACCTGACATGCGCACCCAGCCTCGATCAGCTAAGGTCCAACCGCTCAAGGTCCAGGTCGAGTTGCCGAACCTCACGGACGCCGGCCATGTACGCCTCTTAAGCGGTGCGGCCGAGTTCCTGCACGGTGACACCCAACTCCGCAGCGACCTCACCCGCTTCCCGGGCGAGAGCGGCATCCACCTCGAACCTGATCACATGCTCGGCCATGAACCGCAGCCTACTCAGGCTCGGAAGGGCTGAGCTCCTTCGTGTGCGACATCATCACGGTCGAGCTCGGCTTGCATCGCTCGCAATGCACCAGGCCCGTCTCTAACCCAATCGATCAGCAACGTGCGCACGCCCTCACCCACCATGTAACGGGCCTGAATCGTGGGAGCTTCTCGAACCAACGCGAGCTTCAGATGGACCCACCGGTAAACGACGTAGCTCTCGTCCGAACCGTCACTCACGAGAAAGGTCAGCGCATCGACCATCCCTGGACGGGTGATGCCCGCCCGGTTGGCGTCATGATCACCGGTCTGCTTCCTAAACTCAGTGGAAACCAACCCAGCGGCCTCCGCCTGCCTTCGCTTCAGAGCAAGTCGAAGATCGTCCGCACGCTCCGCCGTTCGCGCATTCCGCTCCGCCCGAAACAGAGACCACGCGATAGCGAAGGACACCAGACCGCCCAGGAGCCCACCGGCAGCAGCCGCGACCGACTGTTCCCCAACTGCGGACCAGTCCCATCCCCCCGCCGCAACCATCACCATTCCCGAATCCTACTCAGGAGCACTCATGCCTAAACGCATCCAGATGTCACGCCAGCACCCGTGGCGGGCAGCTAACCCAGACGCCGTGGTCGTCGCCGACTAGGCCCAGTCGGGCGGGATCGTCAAGGTCTGAGATGCTCCGAACTTGTCCCGAGTTGCCCCTACGTTGAGCCGCCGCTCCCGCCAAGTTGGGCGAGCGATGTAAGTGACTGCAGGTCGGCCAGAGCTTCCTTGCCAGTGGCTCCCGCGAAGCGGGCTGGTGAATACCCACTTACGAGAATCGTTTGCGTCAAGACGCAGCGGCGTCTCATCGTCGATTACTTTTCCCGTGACCCTTACGTCGCTGGACTTTCCCGGCAGCATGAGTTGCCAAGCGGCCGCTTCGATGGTGACAGCCCTGTTTCCTGTATTGGTGACGTAGACCGAGAACTCCCAGTACGGGTCATCTGGGCGATCGCCTGAGAGCCCCACCCCCACCACGCCTGTGACCTCGATTTTAGGTTCCTCCCGCTGTGCGCGGTTGATCGTCCACCACAGAGTTCCGCCCGAGATCAACAAGGCAGCGGACGAGATGATGACGGTGACGATGTCGGCTGCGCTCATGTCCACACCCTAGAGGGGTCCTCATGGTTGCTGCGATACTCGGAGGACACAGCCGTCTAAGATCTAGGCGTTGACATGCGCCACCCATCCGCAGCTACGGCAATGCGGGAAGGGGTGTCGGATTGCCATTCATCCAGCTCAGTCGGGCGAGAACCGCACGCGACTTCCCCTCGTCAATCAGCGCCTGGAAGACCGGATATTGCGAAGGCTCGACGCGATCGCCTAGAACCACCCCTCGCAGAGCCGTAGAGATGTCGAGCAGCGTCTCCTCGTCATCATTGACTGCGAGAAGGCGGAACTCCGCCTCTTGCTCCCAGTCTGTGTTCTTGGAGAAGAACAGATCTGACCCTCGTGCCGCGATTATCCTGTCTGCCGCGCCGTCGAGACCGTACTTCGTTACTCCACTCACACGGATTTCGAACAGTCCGTTGCCGCCGATCGGCTCATCACGATAAACGACTGGGCCAATCAAGCTGACCTGATGGTTCGGCTTCTGCCGGTCAAATTCCGCCAGCACTGCGCGCGCGTCGAGGATTACGCAGGCGCCGCGGTGCTTGTCTGCGTACTGATCCCACATGCGCGGGCGAGCAAACCCTCGGTGGTAATGGTAGAACTCTCCCGACCGGTCGACGCGATCCTGAGTTAGACAGGCGACCTTCGTGCGCTCACGGAATCGAGCATCCAGCGCCGGCCACCAGTCATCGAGGGGATTATCTGATGCGCCATCGGGTTCGTCCTTAACGATCGTCGGAAACCAGGAACGTGCTTCACGGGGATCATTTGTTTGAGAGTACGGCCCTAATCGGAGGGTCTGCCCGATCAATATTCTTGAGAGGGTTGCTGCAGTCGTGTAGTGGTAGAAGTACCACTCGCGGGGCTCCAGGGTTCCAAAGAGAGCCAACTTGCACCTTCCGATTCGCCGTTTTCATCAACGGTAGTGGGCCCTGGCTACCCCGCTAGAGCAGCGCAAGCAGACCAGCAACGGACGCGAGACCACACTGCCACCGATCAGCACTAGATCCCGCACCCGTGCTGCGCGCTCCGATTTCACCCCATCGACCGCTGCTCGAACTAGCGAACTCACGAACCGGGAGCAGCCGCGCGTCGATTTCATCACGGCCATAAGCACGTCCGCGAGGGCGGAATCCGGTGACCCCCGCTAACCTGCACGATGTGAGCATCACGCCAGAAGAGATCCGATATGAACCCCTCGGCCCCGCCGACGCGTGGAACATTCATATCGACCGCGGGAACCCAACCCAGGCCGGATGGGTACCCACCGATCACGACAACGAGGCACCGGACGAAGGTCCCGAACCGGTCCGCGCCACCGTCCGCAACCAGCTCATCCGAGCGGCCGCATTCGAAACCGGCGCCCTCGAGAACCTCTACCAGGCCGCGCCCGGAGCCACTGTCAGCATCGCTCGCGAAGACGAGGGCTGGGAAGAACAACTCGCCGACGCCGGCCGAAACGCCGAAACCGCGTTCACCGACCAGCTCGCCGGCTACAACCTCGCCTACGAATTCGCCAAAGACGGTCGCGGTTACCAAATGAACGAGGGCTTCATCCGCGAAATCCACGAGGTCGCAACCGCCAGCCAAGCCACCTACCCCGTCACCGTCAACGGCCACGAAGAAACTCGCCCGCTCCACCACGGTCAATACAAGACCGACGAAAACAAAGTCATCAACCGATTCGGCCGGATCAAGAACTACGCCCCGCCCGTCGACGTCGCCATCGAGATGCACACCCTCATCAGCGGCTACAACCAACTCCAAGAGGCGGGCGCCGAACCCTACGCACTCGCTGCATACCTCCACTGGGGCATCACCCGCATCCATCCCTTCGACGACGGCAACGGCCGCGTCGCCCGCATCGCAGCATCCGTGATCTTCTTCCAGGCCTATGGATTTCCACTCACGATCTTCAGCGACCGCAAAAGGACCTACCTTCAAGCCCTCGAAGCCGCCGACGCCGGCAAACCTCGCGACTTCGTCGACTACGTCTGGTGGCGAGCAGCAGACATCCACCACTGGCGCAATGAACTCATGGAGATCCACACAGCCACCCGCACTGCCACGAGCATCTCCGACATCCAGCAGATCATCGCTGCACAACAGAACGCGGCGGAACCACCCAAGGAGCTCGCGCAACGAGTAGGCGATTACCTCCTGGCGGAACTCGAAACCCGACTGCGAGCAGCGCTCTCCGGGGTCGCCTCCCTAGAAATCAGGCACGAGGATTTCTACCACTACGTAACCGGTGACTTCACAGTGCTTCAAACCCAATCGCGGCGTCTCGAAATTCGCGTCGACGAGCCCCTGCATGCGCTCGTGACACGACAGATCGCCTTCACGTACGCCAACCAGGCCGCTGACCACGCTGTCATAGTGCTCACCGTTTCACCAGGCCTATCCGGCGATTCCCTCGAACTCAAACTCCGCCACAACGACTGCAGCCCCCAACTCAGCACCGAAGCTCAAGCCCGCATCGACTCGTACCTCACCGTGCTCACCACCCGGCTCACCGCCCAACTCCGCGACGAGCTAGAAGCCGCCGCCCGCGCCAACGGCACACTCCCCAACCTCGAGCCCAATACCGCAACTGACACCCAGAACGAATGACGCGAGTGTAATTCTTTTGCTACACTGCAAGCACATGCCCTGAACTCTGTCCAGAGACAGGGCATTCGTGCTGTCCGAGGTAACTCCAGCACCCCACCACTTGCCACGCCGCCGACCAGACTTGCCTAAGCACCCGCGGCCGAGCGCGGCAACACCCTCCCGCCGCATGGATAGACCGTGCTCCCCACCGGAACCGCACTCGCCAGCGGACAGCGTGGACGCGAACGGATTCCAACCCCGACGGGACAGCGACGAGCGACGCATATACCGGCGTCGAGCGTCGCCTGCCTGAGCGGGGCGAAAAGCCCTAGACGGCGTCTGCCAGGCAGAGCAGATAGCCCCGCTTCAGTGCACGAAGGTACAGACGCTCACTGCTTCACGATGGAAGCGAACGAGTTCGTTTTGAAAGAAGCGACCACGTTCCCCTCGACGTCGAAGAACTGAGCGAAGTCACCCGAGATGTTGTAGTCCTCAGCCTCGACGCGCTCGCTCGCGTTGGTAAGCGGATTGATTGTCACCTTGAAGATAGCCATGGCCAGAGCCTAGCGATGCCGGACGAGGAGAAACCAGATGGCCGAGTCTCCGGTCGAGCAGCGCGCTCGCATCCTCGAAACCACCGGCGTGCTCCCGGACGAGTATGACCTGGCAGTGAAGCTCGGTTACCAGCCCGAGTCATGGGATGGCATGTACCGACTGCCCGCAGACCGACCCTTCGAGGCCATCGGTCGGAGCGTCATCATCCGCGAACTCAACACCCGAGTGATCAACGGACGCATGCCCAAGTACGAGCACATCTACCGTCGTGACGGACAAGGTCTGAACTTCCGCGCGCGCATGGTCCCACTTCCTCGCTAGGCAACGGAGCAGACGATGAAGCGCATCACCTTCGGTGACCTCAACGCCTCCCACCACAACCGCGCCGTCATCATCCAAGACGGCGACAAGACCTACACCGGGAAGATCGACACGATCGCCCACTACCTCGACCAAGGAGTAACCGGTGTCACCCTCGACAGCAGGCCGATCGGCATCCAACGCCGACACAACTGGCCGATCCTCGTCAGTGACAAGACCGACTGAACCTGTCGCCTACGACACCATGGGCGCCCCACTGTACGAACACCAGCTACCAACCACCATCGGCCAACGAATCAGCACAGAGGCACGAGACGCAATGATGCGCATGCTCGAAGCCAACGACCACGACGAAAGCTAGAACCCCATGGCCATGCGAGTGTGCTCCCAACCCGGATGCCCAACACTCGTGACCGAAGCCGGCAGATGCGCCGAACACCGACGAGTGCAGGAACGCAGACGCGGGTCACGCCAAGCCCGAGGGTACGACGCCAACCACGACCAACTCCGAGCCACATGGCAATCAGTAGTCGAAGCCGGCACAGTCCACTGCGCACGATGCGGTGCACTCATCCGCATAGGCGAACCATGGGACCTCGGCCACAACGACGACGACCGCACCAAATACAACGGCCCCGAGCACCGCACCTGCAACCGTGCAGCCGGAGGCAGAGCAGCACACCCCACCCACACACGCTCCACGTAGCGGACACGCACCACAAGGCGACACCAGACCCAAAGCAAGCCCCCTCGACCTCTCACCGCTCCCTCAAGGGGTGGGGAGGGGACCTCTGGGGGCCCACCTTCTCAGTACCGCCGGGGAGGTGCCTCGCAGTTCACAGAGCTGAGTTTTTCGGGAAAGGCCGGCGAGATGACCTGTGCGCGGTGCGGATCCCACTTCGAGGCCAACCGCCGAGGGCGTCCGCGCGTTTACTGCTCGAGCGCATGCCAGGAAGCGTCGAAGCATGATCGCAAAGTCGAGAGTGCTCGCATCGAGCGGACTCAGCGACGTTCGGGAATCGTTTGCTTGACGTGTGGCGCAGACCTGTCCACGCGCAGGGCACGTCGGTACTGCAGCGTTCAGTGCGCGGATCGTGACAGTGACCGGTTTGATCGACGCCGCCTTGCCGTGAAGAACGCGGCTAGTTCCGAGATCGTGAGTCGCGCCCGGATCGCTCGCCGCGATGGCTGATTGTGCGGTCTCTGCGGATTGCCCGTCAGATCGGAGATCAAGGGGCCGGCATCTGGAGCCCCATCGTTGGACCACATCGTGCCGATCTCGCGAGGCGGCGACCACTCACCACAGAATGCCCGGCTTGCCCACCTTGGGTGCAACAAGCGAAAGGGCTCACGCACCGACGAGGAGGCAGTCCATGACTTCCCCTACCTTCGCCGCGCGCGGTCAGCGTCTCTGGCTCTCGCTGTTGGCTCAAGATGAATCGCTCGAAGACGAGACAAACCCGCTCCGGGAAGTTGCCGTCAGCGCATGTCGGACTGCCGATCGCGTCGATGAGCTCGAGCGCATAGCCGCCGAAGTAGACCCGATCGTTGAAGGTCGCGCTGGTCCCATGATGCATCCGGTTCAGTCCGAGGTGCGTCAGCAGGCCGCTTCGCTGGCCCGCCTCATCACGGCTCTACGCCTCCCAGACGTGGCGACTGGCAAACGGCCTCAGAAGCGCGGAACGCGCGGCGCCCAGAAGCCCTCGATGCTCGGAGCGGACGGTTCGGCTCGGGTGTCGAGCATTGACCGTGCGAGGGAGCGGGCGGCGGGAGCGAAATGACCTTCCGGCCGTTGTTTGAGGGGCAGGTTTGTTCCCTCGGCTACGAGCTGATCGACTTCATCGAAACGTGGATGGTTCACGGTCCTGGGGATGTCGAGGGAACCCCGGTTGAGGTTGACGACGAGATGTCGGACTTCATCATCGAGTGCTACCGGTTGGATCCGCTGACGGGCCACCGCGAGTACGACGAGGGTGTCCTGTCTCGTGCGAAGGGTCGCGCTAAGTCTGAGATCGCCGGGTTCATCGTCGTACTCGAGGCGTACGCGCCCGTGCGGTTCTCGCACTGGGACGAGAACGGGCAGCCTGTCGGTCGCAAAGTCGTCTCGCCGGTCATCAAGTGCATGGCGACGGAAGAGTCACAGGCCGGGAACACGTTCGAGAACGCCGCATACATCATCAACTACGGGCTGGAGCACTACCCCGAGGTTTACGCCGGCTCGACTGGCATGCGCGAGGTCCTCGCCGCGACGAAGATCTACCTTCCGGACGGCGGCTACCTCGCATCAGTGACTTCCGGCGCATCGTCGAAGGACGGCGGCAAGGAGACCTTCGTCGTCGCCGACGAGACCCACCTGTACGTGCTGCGCGAACTCAAGCGCATGTTCGAGACGATGGCGCGGAACCTCTCGAAGAGGAAGCTCGCCGAGCCGTGGTTGCTGCAAACGTCGACCGCCTATCGGCCGGGTGAGATGTCGGTGTTCGAGGACACCCTGACCGCGTGGCGGAAGAAGGAGCTGTCGGCTCGGGTCTACGTGGATCATCGCGAGGCCAAGGGCAAGATCGACATCACCGATCACGACCACACGATCCGCCAACTCGAGTATGTCTACGGGGCATCCACGGTGTGGCAGGACATGGAGCGCAAGTGGCGCGACATGAACGACCCCCGTATCTGCCCGGATGAAGAGACGGCCGCGCGCTACTACCTCAACCGGCCACTGTCGTCACAGGACGCATGGATTCCGGTGGCTGTCATAGAGCGTCAAGACGTCACCGCGGCGCTTCCCGAGGGCGAGACGGCGGACAAGCGGCCCTCAGCGGTTATCGCGCCCAACGAGCAGATCGCTCTCGGCTTCGATGGCAGCCTCAACGACGACTCGACGGTCCTCATCGCCTCGCGTATGTCTGACGGGCTGATCTTCCCGATCAAGATCTGGTCGAAACCCACGGGCCCGGCCGGCGCATGGTGGGAAGTACCTCGCGCGGATGTTGTCGCGACGATCGTGGAGACGTTCGAGCGTTACACGGTGTCTCGGATGTATGCCGACCCGCACGAGTGGCGCACAGACATCGACGACCTGGCGGAGAAGCTCGGCGAAGACCGGGTCATCCCGTGGGCAACCTCCCGATTCGTTCCTATGGCCGCGGCGCTCGATCGACTTCACGTCGACCTGAAGACCGGTCAGGCGTGGCATTCGGGAGATCCGGTGCTCATGGAGCACTTCCGCAACGCCTACGTCAACAAGCGGGGCATTCATCGTCTGGTTCGGAAAGAGAACCCGAACAGCGAACGAAAGATCGACTCAGTTGTCGGGGCGTCCCTGGCCTACGAGGCCCGAGCGGACGCGATCAAAGACGGCTGGGTGCCGATCAAACCCCGATCCAAAGTGCGCGTGTGGACCTGAAAGGAGGTCGTCTTGACGACCGAAATGGAGGCCACACGTGATCGTCTACTTGGGGCGCTGCGTCGCAGCACGCCGGCCCTGAGGAAGAACGATCTGTACTTCGAGGGTGAGCAGCCGCTGAGGTTCATCGCGCCCGCGTTGGAGCAGCAGTTGGGTTACCGGCTGTCGCCGATCGTGATCAACATGGCCCGCTATGTCACCGATGTCTACGACACTCGGATGGACATCGAGGGGTTCCGGTTCGCCGGGCAGGACTCCTCCGATGAGGAACTGTGGTCGATCTTCCAGCAGAACGACGGTGCGCTGCTCTCGCAGCAAGCACACCGCGAGTCTCTGGCCCTCGGGCGGTCGTACGCGATCGTCGGCGAGGGCGACAACCCTGACGTGCCGCTCCTGACCGTGGAGTCACCATTCGAGGCGATCCATGAGGACGACCCGCGCACCCACGAGGTGAAGAACGGCGTCAAGATCTGGACCGACCTCGACAAGACCAAATTCGTGTCGTTCTATCACCCGAACGGCCGACAGACCTGGTACCGCAAGGGCAACCAGTGGGTTGAAGACTCCACAGAGGAGAACGACTTCGACCTGTGCCGCCTCGTCCCGCTGGTGAACGACCCCCGGATCCTGGGACGTTTCCGGACGGGGAAGTTCGACCAGCGCCTGGGCCGTTCGGTCTTCCACGATCTGATCCCGCTGATGGACGCGCTGAACAAGATCGCGTCCGACATGATGGTGTCCGCCGAGTTCCACGCCCTCCCTCGACGGTGGGCGACCGGGCTCGATGAGGGCGACTTCGTTGACGAGGCGACAGGGAAGCCGATCGACACGTTCTCGCTCATCGCGGGCCGCATGTGGGGCACGACGGCGGAGAAGGCGTCTTTTGGCCAGTTCCCGGAAGCGGAGTTGACGAACTTCCACAACACGACGAAGTTGCTCACGCAGCAGGCTGCGATGCTCGTGGCTCTCCCGCCGCACTACACGACATTCACCGGCGACAACCCAGCGTCGGCTGATGCAATCCGTTCAGCGGAATCGCCTCTGGTGAAGCGGGTTGAGCGAAAGCAGCAGGCGCTCGCATCGAGGTGGGAGCGACTGCAGCGGCTGACGCTCCTAACGCTTGGATATCCGGACACTCCGGAGGCCCGCCAGATCGAAACGCTGTGGGCTGATGCTTCGACGCCGACGATCGCGCAGAAGGCTGACGCGATCGTGAAGCTCGTGCAGGCGCAGGACGCGAACGGGCGCTCCATTCTTCCGATCCCGCAGGCGCGCGAGGACCTTGGCTATTCAGCCACGGTGCAGTCGCGCATGGCGGACTGGGATCGAGAGATTCAGGTTGATCCGCAGATCGCTGCCGCTACAAGGGAGCTGACCGCAATTGGAAACACCACAGGCGGCAGCTAACTACTACCGGCAGCAGCAGCAACTCGCGGCCGTGACCGCTTCGGCCGCAGCGAAACTGTGGGGCCGGGTCGGGAACGAGTTCGACTCGGGATGGGCACGCGTTCGGCCGCAAGTCTTGTCGGTCGTTCAGGCGGGTCGGCTGGCCGCGGCGAACTCCTCCGTTGCGTTCACGCCAGCCGTGCTCGCGGAGACGGGGCAGGTCGCCGACCCTGTGGGCGAGCTCGTGCCAGCAGCATTCATCCTGTCGGCGCCTGACGGGCGCGACATGGGGAAACTGCTGGACGAGACGGTCGTCAGGGCTAAGGTCGGCGTTCAGTCGGGAGTCGTTCCGTCTGTCGCTCGCGCGCAGGCTGGTTCATGGCTCACCGGCACGCTGCTCACGGTCTTAGCCGACACCGGGCGATCCGTGGTCAGCGCCGACATCGCGCAACGCCCCACCCTGAGTGGCTACGTGCGGATGCTGAACCCGCCGTCGTGCTCACGCTGCGTCGTTCTGGCCGGTAAGTGGTTCCGGTGGAACGAAGGCTTCCTGCGTCACCCACGCTGTGACTGCCGTCACATCCCGGCATCCGAAGACCTTGCCGGCGACCTGACCACTGACCCGTACAAGTACTTCCACTCGCTGTCAACCGAGATGCAAACTGCGACCTTCGGTCGCATCGAGGCGCGCGCCATCCGTGACGGTGCCGACATCTACCGCGTCGAGAACATCCGCGTCCGCGGCCTCGCAACCGCCAAAGGGAAGCTCCGGTACGGCACACCGTCGCGACGCACCGTCGACGACATCTACCGCACCGCCGGCACCCGCACCAACGCGATCAAGATGATGCAGGACGAAGGCTTCATCACAGGCCCACAGACTCGCGGCGGGAACATCCTCGGTACGGGTGAAGGCTTCGGCCAGCTGGGCAAGGGCGGACAGGCGAAAGCCGCGACAGAAGCAGTGACCGCTGCGCGAGCGGCCGGTGTTCGGGATCCGCTGAACCGGTACACGATGACCGCGGCCGAGCGGCGGCTGTATGACGCTAACTATCGACTGCGTGAAGCGCGCGCGACGGGGAACTTTCCTCGATCGATCGGCGCGAACTCAGCCGACAAGTTCACGAGGCCTGTTCCGATCACCCCAAAGCAGCTCGCCACCCTCGAGCGCGACCTGCAGAACGAGCTGAAAAAGCTCGCGAATGCGCCCGCCTCTGTGAAGCGGCTCGCGAAGCTGCTCGGGCTCTCCTAACTTTCCGCCATCTGGTGGAAGCGTCCACGCGAACGACCATCGCGGTGTGTGCCGACGGGCCAAAAACGGTGTGCCGACGGGCCGAAAACGGATCGAAAGAGGAACAAGCCATGTCACTGAACACGTTCACCAAGCCTCGGACTCACGGGCCGCGGAAGCTGACCAAACTCGACCTGATGGGGATCCGCTTCATGGTCCCCCCGGCCGATGACGGCGCATTCACTCCGCCGGCATCGCAGGAAGAACTCGACAAGATCATCAACGGCGCGACGGCGAAAGTACACAAGCGCTACGAGGGCTTCGACGAGATCAAGTCCAAGGCGGAACGTGCCGAGACCCTCGAGGCTGAGCTCGCCGAGTTCAAGAAGCCAAAGGGCGACCACCCGAAGGACGGCGAACCGTCCGGCATCAGTGCCGACGACGTCGACAAGCGCATCAACGAAGCGATCGAGAAAACCCGCAAGGAAGAGCGCGAAGCGCTCGCTCTCGACCGCGCCACCGATGCGCTCGACAAGGCCCTCACGGGCCGCACCTTCGAGCCGAGCAAGCTGCTCACCCTCGACCGCAAGTTGTTCGTGAAGGACGGCGCGGTCGACGCAGACGCAGTCAAGGACTGGGTGGAGAAGAACTCCGCCGAGGGTCCGAAGCAGCGCCTGTTCGACCCGGGGCAGGGCAGCCGCGATGCATCGGCGAACGGCGGCAGCGTTCAGGCAGGCAAGGACCGATTCGAACAGCGGCACACCAAGAAGAACACCTAAACGAAAGGAACACCATGCCCAAGCTCCGCTCGGAGACCATCGGCACCGGTGATCAGTCCTGGCTCGGCTCCACGCACGCACTCCGGAACGCCCGGACCGTGCTCGTCGACATCAGCGCGTTCACCGCAGGCACTCACTACCCGAACGGGTACATCCCGTCCGGCTTCCCCATCGCGATCGTCGGCAACATGGCGGTCCCGTACGACCCGACCGTCGGTGTGACCACCGGCGCCGGTGTCCTCGCAGGTCACCTCCTCACCGACCAGCCGGTCGTGAGCCAGGTCGACTTCGCCGCCCCGCTCTTCGACCACGGCCGCGTCAAGGCCGCCAAGGTCGCAGCGCTCGCCCTCGCCGCCTTCGTCAAGCCCACCGTGGCCGCGAAGAACGGCGTCCCGACCATCATCTACATCTAGGAGGGATGACACATGGCACTCTGGACTGACGTCATCGACCCAGCCGAACTCACCGGCTACGCTCGCGCATCCCTCGAGGACTACGAGACCCGCAAGGGGACCCTCGCTCGCTGGCTGCCCAACCGCGAAGTGAACGACATTGTCGCTCGCTTCGTCGCCGGTTCCACCGGGCTGGTGGAGGCTGCGCTGTTCCGCGCGTTCGACGCCGAGCCCGAGGTCGGCAAGGCCCGCCCGCTGAAGCGCATCACGCTGGAGCTCCCGGCGCTGGGGCAGAACATCCCCATCTCCGAGTACCAGCAGCTGCGCACTCGCAATGCGAGCGACGAAGCGATCCTCGCGTCCGTGCTGAAGACGACTGACCAGGTCGTCCAGGCGGTGGCTGACGCGATCGAGCGACTCCGTGGCATCGTGATCTCCACCGGCAAGGCGACCATCACGCAGGTGATGGACGGCGCTTCGGTCACGTTCTCCGACGACGACTTCGGACGGTCGGGCACCCACACGGTGACCGCTGCGTCCCCGTGGTCGACCGCGAGCGTGTCCCGCCTGGCGGATCTCACCAGCTGGTCCGACACCTGGACCAACGACAACGGCGAGGCCCCCGGAGCCCTGCTCATGTCGACGCGTGTTCTGCGCGCGCTCGGTGCGGGCAACGAGTTCCAGACCCAGCTGATCAACGGCGGCGCACGTCCGGCAACCCGGACCGACGTCGACGCGATCGTGTCGGGCGCGGGGCTGCCTCCGATCTACGTCTACGACCGTCGGGTCAACATCTCCGGCACCAGCACGAAGGTGCTGCCGGACGACCGGCTGTTCTTCCTGCCGGCACCGGTCGACCCGAACGACGGCGAAGGTTCCGCTCTCGGCGCGACATTCTGGGGCCAGACCCTCTCGTCGACGGATGAGCGGTACGGCATCGAGCCGTCCGAGCAGCCGGGCATCGTCG